TGATAGGTGTGGTCTGAGTGGGGTAGGAACGACACACCTGACATTTCATCGAAGTGCTTATACACCCACGCCCCAACTTCCAGCCATTCTTCGTCACGCACCGTGATGGTGACGCTAGGTTTATGTTCAGACCAATGCCGCTGNTANGCNAGCCACAACTCCAACTGCTCGATGGCGCTCCTATCGTCTCTGGTGACGCATCCTTCAGGCGACTTAATAGGAAAGCTAAACACCATCGTGTTGTCGGGGTTATAGAAGTCGTCTTCTGCCGGGATACCCGCGTCGATCATGAACTGAGTCAACGGGTCTTTTTTATCACCACGGACTGTGCGAATATAATATTCGCTGTGACGTGTGTGGATACCGCTGGCCGAATTGACCAGCTGAGACACGGTTCCGGACGGCTTCACGCAGGTGATCGCCGCAGACTGGGGGATACCCAGCATCCGGGCGTACTCTTCATTCGTGTCCACCGCAGTAGCTCTCAGAGACGAAAGAACGTCGTTAAGGCTATCATGGTGACAGTTGGTAACGAGGTTGTCCATGATACCAGTCAGGGACACGCCGAGAAGCCGCTCCTCCTCCGTGTTCTTCTTCCAAACCTTGCGTAGGTATGGGAAGTTGGTCAGCGTGGATTGTACGGTGCCAAGGATCGTGGCGAGACGTACCTTACGAGCGAGGCTCTTAGAGTCGTCCGACTCACGGACCACCACCTCAGTGAGGTTGCAGAACTGGTACGGTCGCAGGATGATCTCACTGCACGGGTTGGTGCCGAAGGCGTAGTCCGGGTCACGACGACCGTTCTTTGCGGCCTGTCGCTTCGACGCATCACGAGAGAAGATACCACGCTCCCCGGACTTCGACTCAACGAGGGACAACCACTCACGCATGAATGTTTCCATATCTGGTTTGGAATTGTAGGTGGCTGAGTTGTTGGCAAGAGCGCGTTGCGCATGGTTTTCCCACCACTGCCCTGACTTGGCGTGGCGCATACGATCATCCTCGAGATCGGAAAGGCTGATCATCGCGGAGCGACGCACCCCACCCGATACCACAACTTCTCCGATCTTACACATGATGTCGTGGCATTCGAGAGACGTCAGTTTGCGACCCGACGCTTTGCTGAACAAAGCTACACAGAATTTGAACAGGTCATCGAGCGGACCCGGTCCGGACGCACGACCTCCAAAGATCTTGAGACGGGCACCTGCNGGGCGAATCTTGGANAAGTCCCACTTGGGAATCTGACCTGACCACAACAGGGCCAACAACTGGCGCAGACCTTTGGCCCAACCCTCTTTACTATCCTTCACGATGATGGTCGTGTCAGACACCTCAAAGTTCTCCGGAACCTCGGGCAACTTCTGTATGCTCTTCTCCTCCACAGAAAAGCCTACTCCCGTGCCACATAGAAGAATGTACATCGCCTCGTCGAACGACTTGGGATCATCCACAGGCAGATACGAACAGTTGTAGCCTGCGGTGTTGTCACGTTCCAAAGCCGGACCGGCTGTCATGAGGGCCCGCATCGATGGCATGATCTCAAACGCAAGGATAGCCTCACGCAGATCATCCCACGGAATCTGCGCACCAGATTGCACCTTTGATTGCATGTAGCCAATGTAGCGATCGACGGTCTCGGGCCAATCCTCACGACGGTTCTCACTGTCGATCCACCGAGAGTAGCGAGATTTGTAGATAAATTCTTCGTAGTTGGTTGGGAAGTAGTTGCTCATTTTTATTATTGTCCTTCGAGTTCAGCAATCAGGTTCGCAAGATACCACTGGGCTTTTTTGAGATCCTGTACGGGTTTTTGTTTGTAGCGCCACCGATGAAGATACTTCTTCACATTCCCTTCAAGGTAACCATGAAAGGCTTCGAGTGGCAAATTGTCTTTGAGATAGTCTATACATTCTATACCCCCCGAGGTGTAATGGGAAGGGGAATTTACAACATCATCCTTGGACACTTCGTTCGGTATCTTTGACTGGTACGCTTCCATCAATAATTTNTCCAGCTCATTCTGCGGTGCCTGTATCATTGCTTCCTCCCAAAATCTACCCGGACGATGTTGTCTTCATATTCCTCATCCGCCTCATCATCCATCTGGGCCGCATACTTGGCTGTCAAAACAGCTAGGCCAGTTTTCATAATCTCCTCGAGATTCGTATTCATGAGCTCCATCACACCTTCCTGAACCATAGCTCCGATCGGTGGCATGGCATCACCCTCAGTAGGGTCGATGCCTGTGGTGTCGTAACAGATACATGAGAAGCCATCATCATCAATATTCTGCATCACGATGTAGTACCTGTCGGGTAACAACGCCGCTTGTTCGAGTTCGTGTTCACTAAAATCCATAGGCCTCTACTCCTTTAGCCATTCGATGGGGATTACGCCTTCTGCCCACATGAAACCATGTCGTTCGCACCAGTCGGCGTACGTAGTCTTAGAACCTTTGTAGATCTTATTACTCGCACGGACAAAAACAAATCGCAAGTCCAGATCCGGGTATTGCTTCTTGATGAGCAGGTGCTTCACCCGATCTGCCTTGGTCAATTCACCCTTGGCTTCGATGTACAGATTGTTGCTGGGGAAATAAAAGTCGGGAGTGTAGTTGCGGGGGTCGGGTATGTATTCGAACTTACGTGCTTCGTATCGAAATTCGACACCTCGATCGGCTAACTTCTTAGCCAGTTGCAGTTCAAAGTCCGAACGGTATCCATGTCTCTTTGCCATTTTTCTCTTTACATTTTCTGTAGGTGAACGTCGACCATCGCTCCCAGTCTGTCTAAAATCATTTGCGCCAACCTCGGCGATTGTTTTTGGAGGGTTTGAATTTCTTCGTCGATTTTTATACTTGGTAGGCATACGATCCTTCCGGAGTTCAGTATTCTTGATATTATTATTAACTGATCCTGTATGAGTCGCAGGTCTCGAGATTCAGATTCCTGATGAAAGGTGCCCTTGTCAGAAAAGTTCTCTCGGAGAGTGATGGGCAGGCCGTTCTCACTCAGACGCAACCTTGTACACTTAGCACCCCCTCCCGATCCGGACAAGGCCTCAACATATACGTGAGCTAGGGCAGGGTTCATGTCCATCAGCCGTACTTCATAGTCGGGTACAATGATGAGGGGCATCACTTGTCTACCAGCTTGGTATACCAAACCTGCGGGGGGAACTTGGCACGGCTAGTGACCTTCGGATGAAACTCCGCATTTTTCCAGCAATGCTTCTTGAAACCACAGAAGGTGCAGGGCTTGGGCATGAGCCGATTACGAGTGTCTTTCTCCTCGATCGAATCGTATGGTGGCCGCTTGTGGATTGGACCTTCGAGCTTNTTCANGATATCTTTGGCACGTTTGAGTTCGGCCTCGTGCTCCTCCTCGGTGTAGTCCGCCTCTACAATGGCAATCTCACCGGAGGATTTGTTAACCGCAATCCACCCACCGAAGGGAGCCTGATATCCTTCTGCATATAAATGACCTTGCATGATATATCCAAATACATCATCCGCCTCGATAGCCCGGTACCCCTTGGCAAACTTGTTTGCAAAGCTGTAGTCTGACGCGGATTTGATATCCCACACCTTGGGCGACCCATGTTCATCCGTGATAGCCACATCGAGTGTTCCTGCTATCTCAGAGTCACCGATGTTGGTTGTGACCTTGGTTTGGGTATCGGCAATGTCGACACCTGCACCGCGCATCACAGCCATAGTGATGGCTTCTACCACGTCACCAAACAAGAAACGAAGAACGTCGTTGTACGACTTCTCTTCCTCGTACCCGTCTCGTTCCATCTTCTGCTGACAGATCGGGCGACCGAGACCGGACATCCGTACGGAGTATTCACGTTTCTTGGAAAATTGTCGCTGGATTGCCTGTTTGCAATCTTCAGCAAATTGCTCGATAATCTCATCGGAGAGCGAAGCCTTGCCGGCATTGGCTCTGTCCAAGAATTCCCGAATTTGTAATTCAAGTAGCACGGTAAAATTCTCCATGGTTTTCTCTGGCGGCGCGGTCGTAGGCTTTCTTGGCTTCATCGAGGCTTGAGAAACGTCCGAGGTGGGTT